CCTCACTAGGACCGCCTTCAATCTTTTTAGCAATCTCATTTTTACGAGAGAGGGTAGACATACGAACCATTTCATCATCAGGAATCTGCACACCAAACTTTCTCATTTCAATAGCTTGAGAGAACTGAGCATTTTGGAAAGTGATCTGAGTTGGGACATCTGCAATTACAACATCATATTTACCAACTGTTACATCATTAATAAGAGAAGAAGTATCTGGATCTTCTTGATTAATTGTTAAAGGAGTGTTAATAGATTGCCCTTTATCATTAGCTCCTGTGATAATGAAAGTTCTTTCTTGAGTATAGAAACCTTGGATTAACTTAAGTATTCTTTCAGCAATCATGTTTCTAGTTCTAAACAGATTATCAATAGGTGCTGCTAATTGAACTGCTGCTTGATGCACTCTAGATTGGATGGCTGTACCTGATACCTCTGGTCCTTTACCACCTTGGAACGTTTCAGAGACACCTGATATTAATCTTATCAGATCAACACCAGAAGTAACTAGATCTTTAAGTCCAGTAGGTATGGCATTAGGTTCAATCTTCTCTGGAGGATTCTGACCTCTTTTATATTCTAGTACTAGACCTGTTTGAGCTCCATTGCTTTCTAGATCTTCTACGTCCATATTTACAAGAGAATTTTCTTCTATCTTCCATCCTGAATTAGCAGTAGTATTTACTACATGTAAGATTTGTGAGTAGACTTTATTAAGCATCTCTTGAGTCTTAATAAGATTATCTACCAGACCAATTGTTACACCTCTACGGAAGTAAGGGTAATATGGGACTACTGTAAAATGATCGTAAGGACTCCATTCGTCAAAAAGAATAACATCTCTAGAAGAGACAGTCCATCTGATTCTTTTAGTAACCTTTTTAATTATTTCGTACTTATTCTCTTTCGCAAATCTTCTTTTTTCTCTGGGCTTGATATCATCAGGCACAGGATATAAATCACCAGTCTCAGGATCAAAGTAGAACTCTCTATTCTGTAGTTTCCAGTATTGTCTATCTACTAAACGAGCATGTTTTACAGAAGTTACATCTGTATAGAAGGCTGAATAGTTATTGACAGTTCCAAATTTATTACGTTCTTCCTCATAGGAACCGTAACCAAAATCAGGTTCATTATCAATATTGGCTTCTATTTGTCTCCATTTAGATAGACCATATGTCTCTTTGATATCATCAAAGGACATCCAAGAAGTAGTGATTACATCAGCCCAATCATCAGGATCGTAGGACTTAGAATCAGGATCAGGAATAACATCTAATGGATCAAGGACAGTGATTGAGATATCACCGTAAGTATTCTCATTAAAGTCCATTTTAATATCAAAGTATCCTCTAGCTTGAATAAGACCATCAGCGAATACTTGACTCTCTTTCCATGGATATTTATTCTGGTCTGTTAGAAACATTGATAGCTTAGATAATACATCTGAGATGTCTTGGTCGTCTACTTCTCTAGGCTTGTAGGCAATATCCATTCTAGACTGAGTTTGATAACCAATGACAGTGTTTACTGTTGAAAAGATAATATTCTCTTCTAACCAAGGTCTACCTAACTCATCAAGAGCTTTCTTATCATCATCAGACCACTGCCTCCCGCTGCCCAAATAAAAATTCTCACAAAGTCTAGCCTGTGTTTGATAATTATGATGTCCTCTATACAATGCACTCTGATAACGTGACCAATGCTGCGTTGCCAGTTCCCTCTCTTTTAATAAATCTGCCATTTGTTTCCTTTTTGTAAATTTAATCTTGCAGGGAGTACTTCAAGATTTAAAGGGGTGTGCAAACCTGATACTATAAAACCTTGTAAGGGTATAATATGATCTACGTGATGTAAAACACCTAGACAACTTGATATTCTATTTGCTATATTATAATAACACTCAATTACTTTAAGATCTAAAGGAGTAATCCATTTAGGGAGTCTACTTTTTAGTAAAACATCTCTTTTCTTATTATAATAAGTCCATTTATGTGTGTTATTTTGATAATACTTTTTTTCTCTTGCTCTTATGGTGTCCCAATTAACGATTCTATACTGTCTTTTTCTGAGTGCTATTTTATCTCTATTCTTTTCATCATAGATTTTTGATTTAACCTTTAATTTATCAGTGTTTTTAAGCCTATATGCTTTTCCTCTAGCATGCTCAGATTCTAGATTTAGTAAATATTTTTCTCTAGATTTTTTATTTTCACAATCTTTACAAGAAGCTTTAAACCCCCATTTATATTTAGAGTTTCTTAAAAAATTATCAAAACTTTTATCGCTATGACAACAATTGCATATCTTAGTTAACTCAATCATAGTTGTAATAAGTATTAAACAGGATTCATATTTATCAGTATGAAAATTATCATGCAACTCTCCAGTTTCTTGTTGAGATGGCTTTAGATTTAGCCCTCATAAATTCAGATCTAAACGATCTTGACTTAGGCATAGTTATACCTACAGCCAAATACCTAAAGGCATCAGCGGGATCAGAAGCCCAATCATGTACATCATTATCTTTAAAGATTTGATTTCGATCATCCCATTCTTTCCTATAATTCTTTAATCCGTCTAAACCGTCTTTACATTTTGCTTTATCAAAGTGACAGAAAGGAAGGATCATACGAACAGCATTTCTACCATCCTCTTTAGATATACGAGGTACGGTATCTATCCTAGTTCCTTTAAAGAGTTCTGTAGCAGTCTCAAAGATAGTACGACCAGTACCATACTCTGTTTTCTCCATATCCCATGGGAACCAATGACACTTATAAACATAGTTCTTATTTTGAAGAACTTTAGCATAATGATCTACACCTTTGTTATTGGAGGTGTAGTAGTCTATGACATGTATCTCTTTACCAAAGGTTTGAGTAAACCAAATGCAAGTGTAATCCCCTACTCCAATATCCCACCATGTTTCTACAGGTGCTGAGGTATCATGAGGAACACTAGCTATATTGCCACGTCCTTCTAAATCTTCAATAATAGAAAGGTAATAGAAACCTTGAGAGTTAGCAGTCCAAGAGTTGAAATATTCTTGTTGGATCAACTCCTCTGACATACCAGAGTCTCTATCTTCTTGGATGATATCGTCAGAAATATATCTATTGCCTTGCTCATCTATTGTTTGTAGAACATTATAGTTCTGTACAAACCAATTAGGATTCTTAACAGCCATTTGGTACATATCGTAAAAATGGTTTTTACCATTAGTACTACTATTAAAAATAGCCCACCCTTGATTCTCTCCTAAGATAGGTCTAACAATATTCCATGCTTTTGGATTCTGGAAAGCAAACTCTGAGAATACACATCCTACAGGATTACTACCACGAACCTTATCGAATTTATCAGTACCCATGACTTGAATGACAGATCCATTTGTCAATACAATCTTCATGTCAGTACTGTTTTTAGATTGTATTAAAGGTTCTGGTATATGATCTAAAAACTTAAAACCTGAACCATCAATACCATCCCATATTACTCTTCGTCCTTGAGCATACTCTGGAAAGAAGTAGTAGTATACACCTCTCCTTTGTAAACTCTTTTTGACAAGAGCATTAAACATTGTCTTATCCTTTCCAACCTAGTCAAGCACGCCTATGGTATACAGCTATTGCTCTTCTATAACCTGAATCTAAAGCAGCCAGAAGCTCTTTCTGGTATGTCCTAGGTTCAAATTTATAAGGAATAGTTATGATTTCACTCATCTGCTACTCCAAGCAATAAGCTTACCACAGGCGTACCTTTAGTATCCTTATTCATTTATTAATTCTCTACATTTATAGCCTCTATGATGAGAAGCTTTATAATTAGGATTAGAGACCCTAAGCATTAAATCATAACTTAGGTTTCTATCTTTACAATATTTTTTTAAAACCCCATTTACTACAACTCTCTCATTATCTGGAGAGATAATCTCATAAACTTTAGCCATATGATTTTTAGACCCGTGTTGATCTTTCTGAATCACAAGCGGGCTAGGCCTAGAATTATTACCTCCAGTTTGTAAGTTGTAACCGTTAGGAGCAAGAGAATTATACTTACTTATGTAAAATTCTTCTAATATATTAGCTTCTTCTAGAGATAAACCGTCATCTAATATTTCGTGGTTAAAATTATCCCAACCATACTTTATAATAGCGTTGTGAAATGCAGGGCAACCTTTACTTGTTTTATGTTCAGAGCAAC